GGACAGGCTATGCGTTTGCTCAAGTGGGTCTATGGTTAAACTTGAAGTAGTTCTTCCTCCGGTAAATCTCTTAAATTTTAACAGACTGAGGTTTTGGATGCCAGACATTACAATGTGTAAGGACACAAAATGTCCTAACAATGAACGATGTTACCGTTATGTAGCTCTTCCTAACAGTTATTGGCAGAGTTACTTTGTGAGTAGTCCTAAAAAGATGGATGGATGTCCTGAATTTTTGCCAATAGAAGAAAGTAAAGAGTATGAGGATCGTTCTAGACATCGAAACGGATCTATCACACAAGAAGATCCATCTGGTAGTCACTAAAGACATTGATACAGGTGAAGTAAAAACATGGAAAGAAGCAACTGGCCTAAACGACTATCTAAGCAAGGCTACACTCCTGATTGCTCACAATGGAATCGGATTCGATTTTCCAGTGTTGAACAGATCATGGAAGACGAAGATCAGATTGAAGCACGTATTCGACACTCTTATCGTAAGCAGGCTTCTCGATCCGAGCAGGGAACAAGGACACTCTCTGGAGGCATGGGGGCAGTCTCTAGGCTTCAGGAAGATTAATTATAAGTCCGTATGGCAATGGCTCCAAGGACGACGAGAGGAATACGATGGAGAATGTTTCGATAAACCTATTGATAATCTTCTGGAGTCTTATTGCATTAGGGACGTTGAAGTTTGTGCTAAGCTTTACCGTCACCTATCTATGGAATTGGATGCTAAAGAGTTTAGCAAAGAGTCAGTTGAACTGGAACACAAAGTCGCGGCTATAATCGCAGAACAGGAACGCAATGGATTCAAATTATCGGTGGAACAATGTACTCTGTTACTTGTTGACTGGAAAAACCGCATTTCAGAAATACTTGGAAGAGCGCAACAACTCTATCCACCAGTCACAACAGAACGATACAGCGAAAAAACAGGAAAACGACTCAAAGATTCCACGACTGTGTTCAACATGGGATCAAGACAGCAAGTAGCTGAGAAGCTACAAGAACTTGGATGGAAGCCAAAGAGATTCACAGAGAAAGGTTCTGTAATCATTGATGAATCTGTCCTAGAGGAAATTATTAAAAATGTCAAACAGAAAAGAGTACCACAGACAGTGGAACGAAAAGAATAAAGAACGCATCAAAGAGCAAAAGAAAGCGTACTATCAGAATACAAAGAAAGAACGTACGGATGCTGATCTAAAGTATAAGTATGGTATTTCTTTAGAAGAATATGATAGAATGCGCGAAGCACAAGGGTACAAGTGCTATTGCTGTGGAATCACTGAAGAAGCTTTAGCAGAAAAGTATCCTGACTCTCATCACAAGAAACTTTGCATAGATCATTGTCATACTACTGGAAAAGTAAGAAAACTTATATGTAGTGCCTGCAATACTTTGATAGGTTATCTTGAAAAGAGAGAAGACAAACTAGAAGCAGCTTTACGGTACATTGATGAACACAAACGATGATAAACTGCTTGAACTTGCTGAGCTTGTTCAAGAGTATCTTCTTCTTCAGAAACGAGTTAGTCAAGTAGAATCATGGCTTGAAGCTCTTGGAGAGGATGGGCGAGTTCATGGGCGAGTAATTACCAACGGGGCAGTGACAGGCAGGATGACGCATAGTAGTCCTAACATGGCGCAGATTCCTAATGCAGGCTCTGTCTATGGACATGAGTGTCGTGAGTGCTGGACTGTTGAAGATGGTAATGTCTTGGTAGGCTGTGATGCTTCAGGATTGGAGCTTCGGATGCTTGCTCACTACATGAAGGATGAAGGATATGTCAGAACAGTCACTGAAGGAAGCTCTAAAAATGGTACAGATGTCCATACGGTCAACCAAAAAGCAGCAGGGCTTGCTACAAGGGATCAGGCAAAAACTTTCATCTATGCCTTTCTATATGGCGCGGGAGACAGCAAAATTGGATCTATTGTTGGCGGAAGTGCTTCACATGGAAAGAAGCTTAAAGAAAAATTTCTTAGACAAACACCGGCACTTGAAAAACTACTCGACAGAGTAAAGAAACAAGCAGCTAAAGGATGGGTTCCCGGCTTGGACGGTAGACGCATATGGGTACGCTCAGAACATGCAGCCCTGAATAGTCTCCTCCAAGGAGCGGGCGCGGTTGTAATGAAGAAAGCATTGTGCATCTTCTACGACAAGATCAAGGCTAATAAGTGGCCTGTGAAGCTAGTTGCTAATGTGCATGATGAATTTCAGTTTGAGTGTCCTCCTTCGGTAGCGGAAGAGGCAGGCAAAGCGGCCCGTCAAAGCATCATAGATGCAGGGATTTATTTTAACCTTCGATGTCCTTTGGACGGGGAGTACAAAATTGGCCCTAACTGGCGTTTTACACACTAACTAGGAAATACTTGACAAAACGCATTAAATGTGGTATAATATATGTTCATTTTTGGAGATACTTATGCCACGTTTAAAACGAACACCTGAACAGATTGCCGAAGACATCAAACAACAACATAAAACTTGTTGTGTTTGCGGAGAGAGGAAACACTTTGATGATTTTTATAATTTTAAAAACAAAAGTGATAACAAATCTTACCGTTGTAAACTATGTGATGACAAGGCTAAAAAGAAGTGGAGTTCTGAGAATCCAATGAAAGCGTACGAATCTATGCGCGGAAGAAATTTAAAAGCTAGGTTCGGAATTTCCCTTGACGACTACAAAAAGATGTTAGAAGAACAAGACGGAAAATGCGCTATTTGCGGAGTAACAGAAAACAACACAACAGGTGACAGAAAAGACTGGAACTTTGCTGTAGATCACGACCACGATAGCGGTAAAATTCGAGGACTTCTTTGCAACAATTGCAATCGAGGCTTAGGCCTTTTAAAAGACAACCCAGAACTTCTTAGAAAGGCAGCTTCGTATGTCGAAGAGCACAAAGAAACACACTGACGCTGACGCTGACGCTGTCACAGGACAGATTGTAATCAATTTGTATGAGGATAGTTTTGAAGTCAAGACTACAGAGACAGTTGATCTGTTTACTGTGTGGGCTGTAGCGATAGGCATCCAAGAATATTTGGAAAATATCGCCGAGGACCTTGACAAAGTAGACAAGATCATGCTACAATAATAGCCTGCTGTAAAGAACTGAGACTGTGGCGTAATCGGTAGCCGCAGCAGACTTAAAATCTGCCGCCTTGTGCGTGAGGGTTCGAGTCCCTCCAGTCTCACCAGAATAATGCGACTATAGTATAATGGATAATGTAAGTGCCTTCTAAGCACTGAATAATGGTTCGATTCCATCTAGTCGCACCAGTTTAAATTTACGGATGTACCGAAAGGTTACCAGCCTCGCTGCCTTTGTACTTACTCGCAGATGATTCTAGATATATCTAAGCTGCGATAGTCGGAAATCAAAGGATTCGTAAATTTAATCCAAACCCATTCGGGATGGGAAACGGTGATGCTATTCTTCACTAAGAGCCGTAGCGGGCAACCGAAAGGTACTTAGAATAGCGTATTTGCTACGTTGGTGACGATATACCAAGCTAGAGAACGTAACTAGCACTTCTTAATTTTAATCAAAGGAAAATGAAATGGATATGAAACCTGTAAAGATCGGTGGTGAACTCTTCTGGGCTAACTGGATGAATCAGTACAATACGAAGTTCAACGAGGACAACAAGAAGTATGAATGCACCATCGGCAATCTTTCAGACAAAGCCGCTGAAGCCTTGAAGGAGCTTGGCATCCAGATCAAAGAGAAAGACACTATGGGTAAATACATTGTAGGCAAGAGCCTGTATGTCTTTGAACCTGTCGATGAAGATGGTAAGCCTGTGGACATTGCCAAGATCGGTAATGGCACTAAAGTGACTGCTCTGGTGTCCTCGTATCGTCACAAGATGTCTGCTAAGTATGGTGCTGCCCCTAGCATCAAGAAGCTGATTGTGACCGAATTGAAAGAGTACAATCCGGAACCACGTGAGGAAGAAGAGGCTGATGACATCCTCTGACGTTATCACTGACGTCCCTAAGAAGCTACTCATTGATGCTGACTA